GAGCCTCAATGGCAGCGGCTACTTTGTTCGCCAGCTCGTTAGCCCAATTCTTAGCTTCATTCGCTGTGTTAGTCGGAAGCGGCTTGCGTGTTTTGAGTGAAGTAAGCATAAAATCCCCTGTTGTCTTGATAGGGGTAATGTATCCACTTCGGAAACTTCTGTCAACAACAAAATATCCATTTCGGATACTTTTTATTTACGCAAGCATTTGCGCGGTGTATAAAGGCAAAAGAAAAGGCAGCCAGTGTTACCTGACCGCCTTTTCCGCCTAATGATAGAGTTTTGCAATTGCAAGGATAACCGAAGCTACCCCGTACAAGCTGAGTTCTACCTTCAGCTTCTTGAATGAAATGCGGAACATATGATGCTCTGAATGACACTCAAGTGGCCACCTGAGTTGGATTTCAGGGGTTTCGGCTGTAACGCGCCGTTGCTAACGCGCCCATTGCCTTACCTAGGATAGGGCAATGGGATGCGAACTAAAGCACTGCAAAACAGGTAATGACGTCCCCGTCTATTATCCTGCCAGCGTGTGCAATAGCCCATCAGCCGCCTGTCTGGGCGACCGCGAGGGCTGACAGCCCCCTAGCCTTTGCCGTATTCCTACCGGATGGTACGGCTTGGGTTAGGGGTAAAATAGCAGGCCATGTTTGAAATACACGCGGAAATATTCCGCTCTAACCGGATAAAGGGGGATTTATGAGTGATTTCGATATAAAAAAAGACTCGTTAGAGCCTTGGGCGCAATTTTTTTATTCACTTTACAGCGTGAATAGGCCAAAGAAAGGGAATGGCTTTATCAAGCCTTTCTTTATCCGAATCCGTAAATCCGTTGCGCTCGTCATCGGAAAAGCTTTTAAACGCGGCAATTAATTCATCGCGTGTTGCCAGGCCGTTTTTCTCTACAACAGACATAAGAACCGCAAACATCATTGCTGTGACTTTTGTATTAAAATCCATATCCCATTCCCCTGCGGGTTAGTTGCTGTTCTTAGTGCCAGCTTTGCCAGTATAAGGGTTCACATTGCCTTTAGTGCTGTAATTATCTCGCTTGGTATGGTTAGGGGATGTTTTATTGTAGGGTGCAACATAATGACCTGATTTAGTCACATGGCCGCGCACATGTACACTTTTTGCCAATACAGGTGCGGAAAACAAACAAATAATCAGCGTAAAAATGTATTTCATAATTGTTTCCATCCAAAATGAAGTATGCCTAAAATACCGCCGCCAATGTAAATTATTATGACTAAAACAATTACAACTAGGAACAGCGAAAACAGAATAGTAATTATTGATGCGGCGATTTTATCAATTACAAAGGTTAAGTTCTTAAAGAAGCTATTGATGGGTTTTTTATATAGCTTGTATAAAATAATAATACCTATCCAAACCGCAGTTATGCTAACTAATGCCCCCATATCACCTCGGTCTAATGTCTAATACTTTAGCAGCCCACTTCAAAGGCACGTTTTCCATAATAGGCGCATTATGGCTTATTAGGTTATAACAACCCTTTTTAGAGCCTTTTGACAGTTCCTTGACATAACACCTGCCGTCTGCTGTTTCAGCTACACACAGCGCCCCTATGCAGTCATTAGGTACAGTTAAAAACTCACGCCTGTAAAACAATATCCATCCATCACGCAACATGGGGTACATTGAATCACCGCGTACCCTTACGGCAACAACTGATTCGTCACAATGTGCTGGTAAATCTACTTCCTCTAATCCAGCACCCTTTGCATGGTCATCATAAGGTATAATTATCGCCCCAGCTCCTACTTCACCAACGATGTGTGTGGTTCTTCTTTCGTTTGTTTCAATTAGCTGAGTAATAGGGCAATTTAATCCTTTAGCAAGGCGCAGCATCCAATCCGTAGTTAGTTTCATAACTCCGGTTTCAAGTTTCATAATAGTTGCTTTTGTAGTTCCCGCCTTATCGGCAAGAGCCTCCATAGACATACCTGCATTTTTTCTAAGTAATTTGATGCGGTTTTGCATTGCTGGATTATGCCTAGAGCCATTTTCCAGTACAGTACCCAATAACGATACTTTTGTACTTGCAAAAGGTTTCCAGTTAGGATACTTTTGCAATATGAAATTATCTGAATATCTCAAAACCAAGTCTATTACCGCTGCTGAATTTGCCCGACAGATAGGCGCAAAAAGCCGCGCCACAGTTCACAGATATACTGATGAGTTTAGCTGCCGTGTACCGCACCCAGAAATGATGCGGAAGATTTTTGAAGTAACTGGTGGCGCTGTCTCACCTAGTGATTTTTACAACATTCCCACTACAACCTCCAAGCGAAAAGTAAAGGAAAAATCCGCCTAACACCGCAGTTTTATGCGGTTTTGTCACTTTGCACGTCTACTCGTTATATTAGTAGATATTAATAACCGATTAACCACAATATGTAGCATTAAGGTAACACATAAATTTTGATTTTAACAACCAACCAAGGAGAAGTGCCTATGAACACCATAATCACAAATGACCGTCTTGATGAGTTACTCGCAGTTTCACCGGCTGAACGTGTAACGCCTGAATATATGAAGTCGCGCATCACGGACACCAAATTTACCCGCCTTACCGATACCGTGACGCATTGCCGCATCACTTTGGATAATGGCTACGGCGTAAGCGCAGAAAGCGCGTGTGTAAACGTAGCAAATTACAATCAGGAAATTGGCGAGAAGATTGCTTACGACAACGCATTCCGCCAGCTCTGGCCGCTTTTTGGCTTCCTGCTTGCTGAGAAAAACAAGCCCAACGCAGAAAAGGTGGCGGCATAGCGAATACCTGCAAGCCCGCAGTAAGTGCAGAAATGCACCCAAGGTAAAGAGCGGCTCGTAAACGTCAGCGGTATGGAAGCAACGCATAAGGGGCTTCAAGGCGTGACAGCTTGGAGAGACAGCACAAAAACAGAACCCTCAAGGGTCAGACTAGCTCGCCAGAACAGAGCAACAAACGGGAGAAGTCCAATGCGTAAAGTCACTGTAGCTGACTTGCAGGAAACGGCAGATGTACATTTGGGGCGTATCAACGACCTGATTCGCCGTGTTGCTAAATTGGAAGCCAGCGACAAGGCCAGTAAGGCAGAAATAGCCATCCTAAAGACTGCTGTTGCGTCACTGAAGGAATCCCACAAAGACGCTATTACACTGCTTATCGCCCTGCATACGATAGTAGCGCGGATGAAGAAACAACGCGCACCCAAGCCCCGCAAACCCATTGCAATTGAGTGGGCAAAGTCGAGGGGTATGGAATGATAATTGTTACTATCCCAAATTGGCATCCAGCAACTACCAATCAACTTTTGCAAGGGCATTGGAGCAAGGGCGCAAAGCTTAAAAAGAATGATGCGGCGATTATTGCCGGATATTTCACCATATCGCCAAAAGCAAAGCAGAAACGCCTTTTAAAGCTATCAATCGGCCTTGGCTACAAGCAGCGGGGTTGTGACCCTGATGCATACTTTAAGAGCCTGCTAGACGCTCTAGTGAAAGCCGGAATGCTAGTGGATGACTCCCCCAAATGGGTTGAGCTTGCCCCCGTTGAATATTACCGCACAGACGCATTGCCAGAAACCAGAATAACGCTGGAGGACATATGATTGAAGCAGCCCTAGCAGTAAACGTTATATCATCTCTGGCAGCCCTTGTACTGGCACTACGCAAGCAACGGCCAATGCATATCCATTTCACAAACAAGATAGAGCGCGACCTCATAACGGCGCAACTCTACGTGCTGAAACGTGACGCAGCAAAACGCCAGAAACGCGATAAACACGGAAGATTTACGAGGGCAAAGCAATGAACGTAGTACAAAAAACAAACCAGCCATGCACCGTATGTGGAACGCTGTATATCTATATCAAAAGCAAGCTTTGCAAGCGGTGCAATGACAAGGAAGCTCGCGTTAGGAGTAACCGCAGGAACCCGCTTCGGATTAAGGTTAATGAACTGCATGTGCAGGGCTATAAAGCAAAGGAAATACGCGACATCTTAGCGGAACAAAAGGTGCGCGGAGCACAGAATAATATAATAACCCTCCATTGTGTTAACCATTATCTAAAAAACATTGATGAGATAATGGGCAACGACAAGGTGTGTAAATATGAAGTTACTACCTTGCCGTATTCGTTTAAGCCAAAACCCATACAATGGTCAGATACAAAGTGGTTTCAGGTCATGGGAAACCCTGCCACTACACCAGGGCTATACCATGATGATGAGAAGGCCATAGAAGACACCGGAAGCTATGGCAAGCCCATCTACAGCAACCGCCCCTCCATAAGCCTATACGGCGCACAAGGGGGAGAGTTGATATGAAAATCTCCGAGGCTCTCAAGCGTTTATACGACAAGATGCTCAGTGAGGGTGCAATTACCCGTGAGCAGCATAAGAAGTTGTTGGAGGCGATACGGTGAACATTCTGGATTTTATACGCTCATTAGAAGCTGCAAAAGTGTCACCAGAAAAGATTGTTTTGGCGCTCAAAGAGCATGAACTTCTGAAAAAAGAGGCAACACGCCAGAGAGTAAAAAAACATAGAGAAAACAACAAGCCTGTAACAAAATCTGTGTTACATGAAAATAGCACTATAAAAAACGATTTATCCTTAAATATCAACGAAACTGTAACAAAAGCGGTGTTACATGATGGCGATGGGGAAAAACCCTTAAATAACAACGACGCTGTAACAGAATCCGCGTTACAACCATCTATATCTATTACTTACTTAAGTAAGAAAGAAGAAAGTAAGAAAGAAGAAAGTAAGAAAGAAAGTAAGATTACAGCGACAAGGTTCTTTCTCACAACATGTCCACCCGAATGGATTCTTCACTGCAAGCAAAAAAGACCTGACCTAGAACCGTTAGAAACTTTTGATGCTTTCCGAGACTGGTGGATAGCTCAACCCGGTTCCAAGGGTTTGAAGCTTGATTGGTTCGCTACATGGCGAACATGGGTACGGAATCAGAAAACAAATTCTCAATCCCGTTATGCCAAGCCAATTCCCCAAGCACCAAAACGCGCAGGAGTAACCGTTCTATGAAAAACTTAGCAGTTGAAATGCCATACGACCTAGACCTTGAAGCTGGAATCCTTGGCGCATTGATGCACCATAACGAACTGCATGAAAGGCTTTCTTTTCTGGTTCCTGATAGTTTCTATTCCCCCCACCATGCGGAACTTTATCGCATGATTATTGCACGCATTCAGGATGGAAAGTTGGCTAATCCGCTAACTTTGCCAGAAACTATGCAAGACGACCCAGAGATGCAGCGCATGGGGGGAAGCAAGAAATACTTGGGCAGGTGTTTTGCTATGGCAACCAGTTTTCCAGTGGAGGAAGCACGTTCACTGGTGGAAATCCATCAAACCCGCGAGTTGTTGGAATTTGCAGCCAAGATTCAAGCTAGGTTGCCGGAGCGCACATGTAGCCCTGTAGATTTTGCCTTTGAGATGATTGGCGAATGCGAAAAGTTCATAGATGGCTCACGTGATTTTCAAATGGTCAACGGTGATGATGTAATGAAAAACATCATAGCTGGATTGACTAAAACCAAAGCCCCCACAACTACTGGATTGAAGCAGCTTGATGATGCAATGGGGGGTGGTTTGTATGCTGGAAAATCTTATGGCTTCGCGGCTCGCAAGAAGGTTGGAAAGACAATTTTGGCCGGTACTATCTCGCATAACCTTGCCCGTAAGGGGGTAAAGCATTTATTTATTTGCGGTGAAATGTCGCCTGAAGAAATCCACCAGCGCACCCTTGCCCGTGTTGGTAATTTCTTTCCATCGGCCTTCCGCAGCGCCTATGGTGAAGCACCCCATTTCAAAGAGCAGTTAAAACGCTTGCAGGAAACTGATTGGGGGCAGAAAAATATTATCTACCGTAACGCTCCAGGGTTAACATTTGAAAAGCTCAAGCGCACGTTTAAGCAAGCGGTAATGCAATATGGCGTGAAGGGCATAATCCTCGATTATTGGCAGCTTGTAGGTGGCAAGGATGGCAGGAAGTCTCAAGCTGAGCACTTGGAAGAAGTAGCGCAATGGATAGCTGATTTTGGTCGCAAGCATGGCGTATGGTCAATCACAATGGCTCAGATTAACCAAGAAGGAAACACTCGCGGCGGTGAAGGTATGCGCCTAGCTTTTGACCAAGTTTACAAGCTTGAAGCGGATGACATCACCATGCCACACCGCTGGCTTGAGATGATGGATACTCGCTACACCGCTTGGCTTGATGTTGGTAGCAAAGAATGTCCGGGGCTTACGCTAAACATGCACGGCCCGTATTTTGAGGGAATGTAGATGACACCCTCCCCCCAGAATTACACCAACAAATCCCGCTTATGTGCAGAAATGGGGATGCAATGAATACATCCCTGCAACTCGTTTACAAAGGATATAAAATGGAAGACGGCATAGACAAAACACAATGGTTGCCAAAGGTTTTTAACCGTGTTTCTGGCATTATGGAGCGGGTTCCACCGGTTAATCCATTCAGGGCGCGGCAAGGTATGGTTGTGTGGAAGGGTGAGGAAATCAAAGCTTTGGTATGGATGCCAGACATTCTCAACGCTATACGCAATGGGAATGGTGACCCTATCCACCTGACTGACGATGAGGTTCATACCTGCAAGCGTGTGGAGCGTGCAGCACTGAGCGCAATGGCGGCCTTAAAACTATCCAATATCCGAACATTTATGTCAGGTGATATGAACACTGATAAACTACCCAAAAACGACCCATTCAAAGAATTGCTATGCGGTATGCCTCGTAAATATTCACATGCCCTCATGTGGATTATTTGCGATGAAAGAAACGGCGGCAATACTGAGCTGGCATTGAAAATAATAACCACAATTCGCACAGCAATCGAACATGCAAAAAATATACTTGAACATTTGGAAAAAGAGTGCTAGTGTCCTGATTGTCGCGTTAGGAGTTTTGCGCTCTAAATTTGGCGACATAATAATTAAATCAACCTCCGTTTGAGTATTCTCACGGGGGTTTTTTATTGTTCAGAAAATGGCTCAAAAACACGGGGAAGACGCTGCAAAGGTTTTAGGCACAAGGGTACTTATCGACCCCAGATTTGATAAAGTTACCTACGACGATGTTAAGCCAAAACTGACTGCAAATGACTTCGACGAATATTTACCCCGCCCCGATAAAATCAGGGAACTGAGGTTCTAATGGTAAATTATGACCCAATAAAGCTTGCGGCCTACAATTACCTATGGCGCAGAGAGATGCGTAACAGCATTGATGTATTTGTAGCCAACTGCTGCACTACTGATGAAGTTTACAGCGCAACCAAAGAAGCCAAGAAACAAGCTAAAGATAAAGCATACAAAGAAATATTTAACCAATGACCATAGACTTTACAGAACAGCTCATTGATGAAATCTGCGGATATATCTCTGAAGGAAAGAGCCTGCGCCAGATTGAGGCAATAGATGGAATGCCTAGTAAGGCTTCGATATTGAGGAGATTGGCAAAGGATGAAGACTTTGATACCAAGTGCGCACGCGCGAGACGTGTTCAGGGTGAATTAGCCGCTGATGAACATAACGATATTATAAACGAATTACGCGCTGGAACTATGCCATCTGATATTGGCAGGGCTGTGTTATCCGGACTTGAATGGCGAGCAAAGAAGCTAGAACCAAAGAAATACGGCGACAAGGTAGATTTTACCACCGCAGGAAAGCCCATAAATGACATTAAAACAATTGACGCTAAACTCGCTCAGTTATGCGGAAAAGCTGGAATTGATTTCTCTGCTGGAGATGAGGGAGAAGTTTAAAAGCGAGAATAGGCTTTTAGACTACAAGCCATACGCAAAGCAGAGAGAGTTTCACGCGGCGGGTAAAAGATACCGTGAGCGGTGTTTAATGGCTGGTAACCAGCTAGGGAAGACATATAGCGCGGCTTCAGAGGTGGCTTATCACTTAACGGGACAATACCCTGATTGGTGGGATGGTTACAGATATGACCGCCCTACAAACTGGCTGGCGGGTTCTGAGTCTGGTGAATTAACTAAAAAGGGCGTTCAAAGGTTATTATTTGGGCGCGATATTAAAAACGCTCTGGGAACGGGGCAGATTCCGGCAAAAGCAATCAACAGTATATCCCCTGCCCGTGGTGTACCTGATTTGATTGATTCGGCTCGTATTGAGCATGTGTCGGGTGGGTTTAGTACCATAGCCCTTAAGTCATACGAACAGGGGCGTGGTAAGTGGCAGGCCGATACGGTTGATGGCATCTGGTTTGACGAAGAATGCGCCATGGACATTTACACCGAGGGCTTGACTCGTACCAATGTTGTGATGGGTTTGATAATCCTAACCGAGACTCCCCTTTTGGGTATGAGTGACACGGTTATGCGGTTTATCGGTGAGCATCCTGCTCCTAATACGCATTGCACAATTATGACTATTGATGATGTGGAACATTATACCGCTGAACAGAAAGCGGCAATTATATCTTCCTATCCCGCGCATGAGAGAGAAGCCCGAATTAAAGGCATTCCAATGCTTGGCAGTGGTAAGGTGTTCTCGGTACCCGAACAATCTCTGTATGAAGGCCGTATTGAGATTCCGGCGCATTGGCCGCGTATCATTGGTATGGACTTTGGCGCAGACCATCCTACAGCGGCTGTGTGGATTGCATGGGATAGGGACAGGGACACGGTTCACATATATGACACCTATCGGCGCTCTGACAATGAAAGCGATGTTCGTGGTGTTGCTTTGCATGCTCCGGCCATAATTGCAAAAGGCGGGAATAAGATACCTATTGCATGGCCTCACGATGGATTGCAGCACGATAAGGGTAGCGGTGAGCAGCTTGCGGCACAGTTTAGAGCGCAGGGGCTTAATATGCTTCCAGAACGCGCTACGTTTGTGGATGGCGGCAATGGTGTTGAAGCTGGTGTGATGGATATGCAGACTCGCATGGAAACCTGCCGTTTCTATGTGGCTGAGCATTTGAAGGATTGGTTTGAAGAATATCGGATGTATCACCGCAAGGATGGTAAGTTGGTTAAGCTTCGGGATGATATTCTCAGCGCAACCCGTTACGGCATAATGATGCTTCGGTTTGCTGAGACAGAACGCAAGGCACAGCCTTTAAAATATAAACGATTAGGAACAATATAAATTCATGGAAATGTTGCGCACACAGAAGCAGGAAACCGCTTCTGGCAGCACAGCTACGCCTATGGATGAGAACCAGCTCATTGCTGTAGTTGACGGTGAGATTAATAACTCGCTAGGCCGATACGACACGCTTTTATCCTCTGCGCGTCTTAAGGCAATGCAGTATTACAACGGTGATAAAGTAGGTGCGTTACAGCCTCCTGAGTCAGAAGGCCGTTCGACTGTTGTTTCGATGGATGTTTCTGACACTATCGAATGGATAATGCCTAGCCTGATTCGCATATTCACCAGCGGTGATAAAGCGGTAGAGTTTCAGCCTCGTGGCATGGAAGATGTGCTGGCGGCGACTCAGGCAACTGAATGGTGCAATTATGTTTTTTACAGCCAAAATGAAGGATTTATAATTCTTCATGATTGGTTCAAAGATGCTCTATTACAGAAGCTTGGCATTGTTAAAACATGGTGGGACACTTCCACCGATATAACACTTGAAGATTACAATAACGTCACGCTGGATGAATTGGCTCTAGTTGCTCACGATGACAGCGTACAGATTGCCGATAAGACCGATAATGGCGATGGCACTTTTAACGTAAAGCTGCGGAAAACGTCTAAATCCTCGCATGTGTGCATTGAAAATGTACCACCTGAAGAATTTTTAGTATCGCGCAAGGCTCGCAGTTCGCAGCGTTTGTTTAGTTGTACGCACCGAGTACAGAAAACCGTCTCTGAGCTTCGTCAGATGGGCTACAGCAATGTAGATGACCTGATGAGCGATGAGGGTGGCGCTGAGTTCTCTCAGGAGTCCATAGAACGTGAGAGTGACACTAACGAGTATGTAAATCAGGCAACGGCTACGCAGTCGCTAGATAAGACAATGCGCTTTGTGTGGGTTACCGAGACTTACTTGCAAGTGGATTTTAACGGCGATGGCATAGCTGAATGGCGCAAGGTTGTTAAGTGCGGCAAGGTGATGCTGCTCAACGAAGAAGTTGACGGACATCCCTTTGACCTTCTGACTCCGATTAAAATACCCCACAAGCTTATCGGTAAATCCGTTGCTGACTTGGTGATGGACTTGCAGGAGATTAAAACCGCCCTTACCCGGCAGATTATTGACAACATGTACCTGCAAAACAATGGTAGGGTTTATGTCAATGAATCCGCAGGGGTTAACATTGATGACCTGCTGGATAACCGTGTGGGTGGAATTGTCCGTGGTAAGAGTGCAAATGGCATTGAGCCAATTGTAACGCCTCCGCTATCTCCTATGAGTCTTGCGCTGCTTAACTATGTTGACCAAGTGAAGCAAGGCCGCACTGGTGTTTCTGGTACATTCCAAGGATTGGATGCAAACGAGATTAATAAAACCGCAACGGGCGTAAATGCCCTGATGAATGCTGCGCAAGCTCGCATTGAATTGATAGCTCGTATCTTTGCCGAGACTGGTGTAAAGGGGCTGTTTAAAAAGATTCTGAAGCTTTCCGCTCAGTATCAAGACGAACAGCAGGTAATGCGCTTAACCAATAAGTTTGTGCCTGTAGACCCTCGCGCATGGAAAACCCAATTTGATATGACGGTAAACGTTGGTATTGGAACGGGTAACAAAGACCAGATTGCCTCTCATGTAATGGGTTTGATGCAGATACAGGAAAAAGCCATGCAGAACGGTATTCCTATTGTATCGCCCAAGCAGGTTTATAACGCTGCGGCTAAGTATGCAATAAACGTGGGCTTCCGTAATCCTGAAGAATTCTTTATCGACCCTGACAGTGAACAAGGCCAGCAAATGGCGCAACAATCTGCACAGGCTAAACCTGACCCCAAAATGATGGAAGTGCAGACAAAGGCACAGATTGAAGGCCAGAAGATAGCCTCTGACCAGCAGATTGCGGCAGGCGACCAGCAGTTAAAGAAATATGAGATTGATACAGGCGCACAGGTTGAGCTTGTAAAGCACCACGCCAATTTACAACAGGAATTGCATCTATCCGGCACAGCGCAGCAGGAAATGCAGCAAATGACACGGTTTATTAACGGGCTTGCCGAGCATGTCCAGCAGCAGGGTGAACATCTTGCCCAAATAACGGCCTTAATCCAACAGGCAACACAACAAGGATAATCTATGAGCGCAGAAATTGTACTGACCGCAGCAATTGCGGCAAACGCTACTTCTATGACTATTTCCGATGCAAGCGCACTTCCTACGCTTGGCACATACACGGTTAGTGTCGAGGGAGAGGTTTTTAACGTTAGCTCTGTGACGGGTAAAACCCTAACAGTCTCCTCGCAGGGAAATTCCCGCGCACACGGTCAGAATGCCATTGTTAATATTAATTCATTACCGACATCTTTTTTACCTAGTTTGATTAATCAAGCTGAAACATTACAAATAGACGCGCGAAACTACGGAGCTTATGGCAACACGCTTGAGTTTTCTAACTTTACGACTAACTCCGGCAGTGCTGTTGTTTCAACTCCATCATACTCATTTACTAACGCAGATATTGGCAAGTTAATTGCTATTAACGGCGCGGGCGCTGCGGGTGCAATGTTTGCCTCGACCATTATCAGCGTTTCAGGTGGAAATGCCACTTGTGCAGCAACGGCAGGAACAAACAAGGCAGGTAATGGCCTTGGTGTATTTGGCAACGATGACTATGCAGGTGTGCAGGCTGCCATTAATGCGGCTCAGGCTACAGATTATAAACAGGGTATAGTTTACCTTCCCCCTGGGAATTACATTTTCAGCGCGGGTATTACCATCGACCCGATGATGATTTCATTCAACGGTGTTGCGACTTATCTGCATTTTGAATGCATGACATCTGGCGCGGCAATCAGCATCAATCAAGCCAATACTAAGCGTGTAGGGGTATGGTGTACTAATGCCTTACGTGGTGTGCAGCTTGTCGGCCCCGGACTTGCATCAAATGTTGACGGCATCAGCTTTGCCAATAGTAACGCAGCATTTAGCGTGGCAGGTTATGGCATCTATGATGTTTCAGTGTATAACTTCCGTTATGGAGAGTATTTCAGCAACCAGACTTACCTTATTCACCATTTCAACTTTAAGGTTCGCAGTTGCACCACTGGCTTGTATATGCCTGGCGGCCAGTCGAACTATGGTGAAAACATCGCATACCACGGCGGCATTATTGCGGAATGCTCTGTGGGTGTGGAAGATGCGGAAAATGCCTACTCAAACAACTTTAATTTCTTTGGCACTTCATTCGACTTTAATGGTATATATATCAAAGTCACTGCTGGTCAGGTAAATTGCTATGGATGCCATTTTGAGAGCCAAGGAAGCACAACTACTGACTCGGTATTCCAAGTCGCTAACTCCAATGGTGCGAAGCTTCAGCTTATTGGCGGTGACTTCTTTTTTGACAGTACAAACGTATCGGGTTTTGCGCCCTTCCGCGTAGGTGCATCTGGCACTATTGTAGTCCGAAACATGTTGCTCCAGAATATGACTAATGGCACCAACGCACTTTGCGAAGGTGTGGGTCGGTTTATTATAGATGGGACACATGGGTATGGGACAGCTTTAGGAACTAGCGCGTCTCAAGTACCTGTTTTTGCTGCTAGCAAAAATACCACAAATGCAAATGCAATGGTAGACCCTAGCTTTGAGGGTGGCATAACAGCCGATTTAATAAGTATCAGTGCGGATACAGTGGCGGTTATTGACCGAGTAACTGGCACTAATATTTCTCTTGCTCAATCCGGCGCACAGCACAATTCAGGTTCTTTCTCGCTCCGCGCGACGAAGGTTGGTGCTGCTGGTACGGCTGCAAGGTTTGCTATTTATGTGCCAATCCCGAAACAGTCTATGGTTGTTGGCTCTTTCTATTATACCAAGCCAGGAGCAGAAACAGGCTCGTTTGCAATAGAAACGTATTTCGGAGTGGTAGCAGGTTTTGATGGCAACGGCATTCCTGTCAGAAGTTCTCTTAATGAGTTGCTGCTTAGTTCTAACACAGTGAACTGTACTGCTTCGGTGATTAACTGGACAAGGATAGGATACTCCCAGACGGAAACCAGCCAAGCTCCAGGATGGGCAACTCATTTTGTTATCCGTATTAATATGGATAGCATGAATGCCTGCAACCTGTATTTCGACGATGTTGTAGTTAATACGCTTTAGGGCAATCAACCATTATGACCGATTTTACCAAAGACCTGACCCGTGGGGTACAGGCGGCGGAGCTATTGGAAAATCCAATACTCAAAGAAGCTTTTTTAACCATCGAACAGGAGATTATTAATTTATGGCAAGAATCAAGGAGCAATCAAACCGAACTCCGAGAGGAAGCATATCTAACTTTGTGGGGGATGCGGAAGTTCAAGAAGTATCTGGAAACGGTAATAACGGGAGGGAAAATAGCCCAAGCGGAATTACAGAGATTGAACCAGAAGGAATCAAGCTAATCCAGCCTAAGGATAATCCTGTCGTATGGCCTCATTTCATGAAGGCGCTTTCTGCTACTCAGCATCAATTGGCACGTTCAAAGAATATTGACGTTGAAAAGCTGAGGATAGTTCGTGGTTACGTTCCTGCACATGGTTTGCCGGAGGATTACGACACTGGACATGGCGGAATTATTATTAAGCAATCAGATGAATTTGCAGCCCTCCTTAGTGATGGGCGTATTCTCTCAGCGGTAGAGGCATAATATGGATACCGAAGCACAGGAAGTTGAAAACGAAGGCAAGATTGCAGCTTTATTTGATGGTGACTTGCCGGATATTGGCACAGAGGAAGAAGATGAAGGCGATGCACCCGCCGCGCCTGCTAATGAATCAGAAGAAAAGCATGAAGAAGAAACCAATGAGTCCACGCCTAAATATGTCGTTAAGGTTCAGGGGCAGGAATCTGAAGTTACCATTGATGAGCTTTTAGCGGGTTACCAGCGTCAGGCTGACTACACCAAGAAATCACAGGAACTAGCTGCACAACGCAAAGAAATAGAATCCAAGCCTATTCCTGAAGCGTTTAAACAGCAGCTTTCCAAGTATGAACAGTTGCTAGGTGATGCAGTCAATGCAGACCGAAACACAGACTGGATGAGATTAGCGAAGGAAGACCCCGCGCTATATGTCCAGAAGCGTGCGGAAGCAGAAGAACGCGATAACGCACTAAAAGAAATTCAGACCCGCAGGCAGGCTGAAGAATCCGAGAAGTTAAACGAAATCAAATCCAAGCAGATGGAGCAATTGCTAGACAAACTCCCCACTTGGAAAGATGAGGCCGTCTTCAAGGAAGAAACGCAGAAAATAGGCCAATACCTCCAATCCTTAGGTGCTACACCGGAAGAAGTAAATGGCATTATTGACCATCGTTTGATTGTGCTTGCAGACAAGGCTCGTCGTTTTGACGAACTGCAAAAAACCAAAACAGAAATTTCACAAAAGCTAGATAAAGCGCCTGCAAAAGTTGTCCGTTCCAATACGACACAAGGCAGCGAAGGCCAAGCCGTTAAGGCAGCCATAGCCAAAGCCTCAAAGTCTCAGGATGATGACGACATTGCTAACGCTATTTCGATGCTTCTCAATTAGGAGTATTTACCATGGCTGCAATTACCAATACCTTTACGACTTCTTCGCAGATCGGCATCCGCGAACAGTTGAACGACCTCATCAATAACATTTCCCCTGTTGACGTTCCTTTTCAGAACTCTATCCGCAAGGGTAAGGTTATGAACACCAAGTTTGAATGGCAGACTGACTCATTGGCTTCTGCGGCTAATAACAAGGTGAACGAAGGCGACGACTATACCAGCACTGCAACCGCAGTAACGGTGACTTCCCGCCTTAATAACTATTGCCAGATTTCCAAGAAGGACTTTACCATTTCGGCAACCTCTCAGGCTGTTAAAGTGGCTGGTCGTTCTAGTGAAGCTGCTTACCAGATTACCAAAAAGACTAAAGAGCTTAAGCGTGATATCGAATTTGCTATCATGCAGAATGGTACGCTGTCCACTTCCGACCCTCGCCAGACTCGCGGCTTGGCTGGTTGGGTAGCAACTAACTGCTCTGTAGGTGCTGGTGCTGGTGCAGCTCCTGTACCGGGTTCTAACACTGCTCCAGTAGCTGGTACGGCTCGCTCCTTTACTGAAGCTTTGCTTAAAACCCAGTGCCAGAATGCATTTACTCAGGGCGGTAACCCTACCCTGTTATTTGTAGGCGCTGCACAGAAGCAGGTTGTTTCTACCTTTACGGGTAACTCAACCCGCATGGATGATTCTTCCGATAAGACTGTCTACGCTTCGGTTGACGTTTATGTGAGCGACTTTGGTAAACTGAAGGTTGTACCTAACCGCTTTCAGGAAACCACTACTGCATTTGGTATTGATACGAACTACTGGAGGCTTAACTTCCTCCGTCCTGTTCAGGCTACCCAGCTTGCAAAAACGGGTGACGGTGTTCGCTATCTCATCAATTGCGAGTATGGTCTTGAAGCTGGTCAGGAAGCATCTTCCTTCCAGATTCGTGACATCAGCTAATCTTAATTAGCGTACTTCCACAACTAGGGGCGGCTTCGGCTGCCCCTTTTTTTTAAGGATAATTTTATGGGTATGAATCTCAGGCAGCGTGCAGAGGGTGGGCTTGATTTTGTAAGCGACACCACTGGTACGCCTTCGTTTAGCATTTATGGCGGTTCCACACAGGTTCCTATGTTGGCCGCTGCAACTGCAATTACTGCCTTTGCGGGTGGTGGTCAGACTAACGCTACACAGCTTTCGGCTGGGTATAATCGTGTTACTACCGTTGTTACTGCGGCAGATAGCGTAAAGCTTCCTGTTTCTGTGGCGGGTATGATGGTGGCTGTAACCAATAGCTCTGCAAACTCAATGCAGGTTTTTGGGACTAACCCAGACACTATTAACGCAGTCGCAACGGCTACGGGTGTAGCTCTGGCGGCTGGTAAAACAGGGCTTTATTTCTGCCCCGTTGCTGGTGCATGGCATTTGCTTCTTTCGGCATAACTGAGTGGGGGCTTCGGCTCCCATTCTTTTTTACAGGTAATTTATGGATGATGTTTTATTCCTCGGTGCAGTAGGTACTAATATCTCTGCCCCTAACGGTTCAAGCTCGGCTGCTACGGCTATTCCTGTTGCAAGTGATGGCAATGCCCCAAAGGTAATACGTGTATCAGTTGCCACTGGTGCGGTTTATTTCGCAATAGGCAAATCTGGTATTGCCGCAACTACAGGCCATACGTTGATTGCTGTTTCCGATTCTCAATTGGTTCAGGTTGGCTCAAATACTCATGTTGCTGTGTGGGGAATTGGTGCAGTTATTCCAGTTGTAGTTACTCCGCTGGAGAATCAGCGTTAATGAAACACCTCATAGACCATGCCCATACGGGAATTACTACAATCCTGCATGATGATGGTGAGCGTTTGGCAATTGAACGTGTGGCAGATGTTGAGCCTGTTTTAAATGAAATAGCAGATATTAAAAAATCAACTGGCGGGATGAGTTCAACCAGTGAACTCGCGCACGTTGGTAGAATACCGGCTATTGTCATTGAGCAATACTGCAATGAGCATGGGATAGATTTCTACACGTTCATGAATGAGGATGTGCATGTAACCCGCCTTTTGACGGATAGTAATTACTCCAAACTGCGAATTTGGGAAGGTGCGTTATGAGTTTAGACACATACACCAACCTGAAAACTTCTATTGCTGACTGGTTAAAGCGGGATAATCTGACCTCATACATTCCTGATTTTATCACGCTTTGCGAAACGCAGATGCAGCGGGATTTCATTAATATGAATCCCCCGCCCCGTCAGATGGAATTAACCGCCACAGGAACAACCTCAGCAGGGCAAAACACTATCGCCCTACCTACAGGCTATAAAGGCACAAAACGCTTCCAGTTGCAGATTTCAGGCTCCTACAGGGCTTTGAAATATAAAACCCCAGAACAGATGGCGGTTTACCAGTTTACTGGAACTACAGAATATTACACCACAAATGGCGACAACCTCGAAATAGGCGCTGGTACAAGCTCGACCTATAACTACGCATGGACGTATTACAAAGCATTTGATGCCTTGAGTGGTTCGGTTGCTTCCAATTGGGTGCTTACGGCCAATCCTGACCTATATCTTTATGGTTCTCTGGCTCAGGCCGCTCCCTATCTCAAGAATGATGAGCGCATACCTGTATGGGCTTCACTATATGGAAACGCTTTAAAATCCTTTGAAATGGCTAATGTAAAGGATAGGCAGTCAGGCTCTACCTTGCAGATGCGCTCTGATGTGGCGTTCTAATGACGCAGGAAATCAAACACCTTCAACTTGAATATGCCCCAGATAATAACCCTGAAACTGATGGCGTAATTCTGGATTGTACTAATCTGGTAGCTGGGACTAACGGTTATCGCGGTGCAATGGCGGGAAATGCAGTTACAGCAGCCTTGGCGGCATTACCAGTGGGTGCGGCGTATGTGCGGTTATTAGATGACAGTACACGTATATTCGCGGCTACAGCAACAAAGATATATGAACTTACAAGTGGGTATAGTTGGACGGATGTAAGCAAGGGGGCTGGTAGTTATTCAAGCTCTACCAATTGGCGTTTTGCTCAGTTCGGCAACGATACGATAGCCACAAACAGACTAGATGCGGTTCAGGTTTCCGCTACTTCCGGCGCATTTGCTGATTTAGGCGGGACACCTCCTAAAGCTGCTATTGTAGAGGTATGTAACGGGTTTGTTTTTCTGCTCGATTACAATGACGGAGTTAATGATTATGGTGATGGCTGGTGGTGCTCTGCTTTAAGGAATGATGCAAGCTGGTCACCTAGTATTGCCACACAGGCGGCAAATGGGCGTTTAGTAGATTCAACAGGAAGAATCAGGGGCGGGAAAGCTCTTGGCAATCTGATGATTATCTACAAGGAAAAATCCATGTATGTGGGTTTTTATGACGGCGCTCCGGTTATTTGGCGTTGGGAATTATTACCGGGTCAGATTGGTGCAATCTCTCAGGAAGCTATAGTAAACACTGGAACTATGCATATTTTCGCTGGTTATGATGATTTCTATATCATGGATGGCTCACGGCCTGTTTCTATTGGAATTGGTAAGGTACGTGATTTCTGGAATGATGATTGCAGCCAGACCTATAAATATAAAACCGTAGCCCAGCATGATTTAGTAAATGGGATTGTGTATTTCCGCTATGTTTCTTCTTCCTCTGCCACTGGAAAGCTAGACCGCTGCTTAGCTTATAATTACAAAGTGGGCAAATGGGGGCGTGATGATAAAGACGTTTCTGTATGTGTGGAATATATCAACGGTGGCGTGACTTATAATAACCTAGGAAGCCAATATAATACTTACGACAGTTTACCTGCTATAGCTTATGATTCTCCATTCTGGGCATCTGGTAATCAAAGTATAGCCTATTTTTCAACTACCACTTACGCGCTTAATGTGTTGGCCTCTGGGTACACTAATAGCAGCTCTGTTTCTATGGGGTGGATTGGTGATGAGCATAAATATACTACTCTTACGCAGGCAAGGCTTAGATTAAGCTCTGACACACAGAGTGCGCTTACTGCGGCAATAGCCAAACATTACACCACTGAGACTATAGGCACGAATAATCCCACATTACGAGAAACAGTTACAAGTGACTCCACTAAGCGCAAGTTTGACTTTGATAAGTCATCATTATGGCATCAGGTGGTGTTCAATTTTACGTGGAATAATGATTTTGAATTTACGGGTGTAACTTATTATTACGAACCGGACGGTGAGCAATGAGAGTACAGGGCAATCTAAGGGTTACGGATGCTAATAACCCAAACTTCTACCCGCAGCTTATCAAGGTTATATCGGATATTACCAAGCAATTAAACACACTTTCTGAAGGGTTTATTGCTGCTTCGACAAGCGCGTCGACTGCGGCTCCAACAGCGGGAAGTTATAACCAAGGCGATAGGATTTTGAACACCGCCCCTATTGAGGCTGGTGGTGTTGGTTCAAAATATGTAATAACGCAATGGATATGTGTCGCTTCGGGGTCACCCGGTACTTGGGTTGCTTGCCGCTCTCTTACTGGTAATTAACGATATTTTATCTAATACATTTTCGTAACTTAACCTTTGACGAATAAACCAATCATACAACGTATAGTATGACCAGTTTAATTGTTGTGACAAAGTTTTTAAATGGATTTCGCCAAAAGGTGTTTGAATTAAGATTGCACACTTGCGATTGAGGGTTTGTTGTAACGGCGTAGCCCATCTGCAATTATTAAGAGTGTAATCACCATTACAATTTATTCTATCAATCGAATGTTTTGGGCTTGGCATTTCCCCCATATCGGAAATGAATTGCTCAAAATCATTTATCCATTCTGGCGCCATTTTTATTCCGCGCGCACCATAATATGGATACATGGATGATTTTTTGTTGTAGCAACGTTTCTTTATGCCCGCCCAAATTTGATACTCACGAGTTCCGCTTCTGGCGTGAGTTCTAACGGAGTTTCCGGCTGTTTCTTTTTTCCAGCAACCGCAAGATTTAGTGTTGCCTCGTTTGAGATTAGATGGATAGGCTATAATTTTGTTGCCGCAATCACATATGCAGAAATATTTTTTAAATCGCTGACCGTTCCAAATTAACGGTTCAGCTTCTGCAATAACTATTAGTCTATGGAAACGCTCGCCTATCATAAAAGCAGTTTACATAATAATATACTTACATGCAAATTAAAATATTCAAATACGCGCCAAGTAACTTTGGTGAGGTGTGGCCTATTGTCACGCCTTGGCTGGAAAAGACATTAGAAGTCGCCCCCCCGTATTGGGCATTAAGTGACCTTGAGAGAATGTGCGCCAATGGAAATTATATCCTCTGGCTGGTGGCAATAGATAACAAGCCCGTGGGCATATTGCTCACTGAAATAATTAAATTCGATACCTGCTTGATTGTCTCCGTTCCTTGGATGGGGGGCAGCAAGATGCGTGCATGGATAGGCCGCGCTCAGGAAGTCATTGAACAATGGGGCAAAGCCGCTGGGGCTAAATACCTCGCAGGCGGTGGCCGTGAAGGTTGGGGGCGTGTTGCCTCAATGAAAAATTACGGAAGTTTACTGGCAAAGGAATTATAATATGGGCAGTGGAAAAGGCGGCGGTTCGCAAACCGTAACACAGCAAAGCGACCCTTGGAGTGGTCAACAGCCATATCTTAAACAGCTTTTAGGCGCGGCTGGTTCACTTTTTAACAACACGGGTTTACCCGGCGCTACTGGCAATACGACAACTGCTGCTCCCCCTGCGTCTTCTGCAATGGGTGGGTTTACTGACAGAAACGGCCTACCTATGGGGGCCAATCTCAAAAAAGAATACGACCAGTTAATGGGTAATGGGAACTCCGCTGGGGCGCAGGATTTACTCAGTACATGGGGTTATTCATCCCCACAGGCGGCTACTGCCCCCGCAGGTGCAAACTCTACTCCTGTAAATGGCGCGAGTTTATTGCAGAAATATTATCCAGACAGCACTATTGCTAACCAGTCCCCCCAGACACAGCAAGCTATCGGGCTTTTGACTAATAGGGCAACGAATGGCTCTCCTATTACCTCGGCTTATCAAACCCAAGTTGCTGATACGCTGAATGGAAAATACCTCGACCCGCAAAGCAACCCTTATTTTAAAGGGGCTTTGAATAACATCGCGGATGCATATGCACGCGGAACTGGCGCACAGACCGCAAGCGCGTTTAATAAAGCGGGTGCTTATGGTGGCAGTGCCATGCAGGAAACACAGGCTGCTAATAATCAAGCCTTTGCAAACTCATTAAACGACCTAGGAAACACGCAATACCAGCAAGGCAGGCAGCAGCAGCTTCAGGCCGGATTGATGGCTCCTGATGCAGCTAATGCAGATTATAAGGACATTGCACAACTTGCCAACGCAGGGGGAACAGTAGACCAGCGCAATCAGGATTTGCTTAACTCCAACATCAGCAGGTTTAACTTTAACCAGCAAGCCCCTATTGATGCGCTTAAGCAGTATCAGGGGCTTATTAGTGGCAATTATGGAAGCAGCGGCTCGCAAACTACCCCGTATTACACCAATACAGGCGCAAATGCTTTAGGTGGGGCAATTTCGGGTGGATTACTCGGCAGTAGTTTGGGAACAAGCGGCGCTTTGGGGAGTGCGCTTGGTGGCTCGTTTATGCCTTGGGCATCGGGTGGATTACTTGGTGGAGGATTAGGCGCGGTTGGTGGTGGGCTTCTTGGTTTACTGTCCGATATTCGCCTCAAGGATAATATTGTTATGGTGGATATGCTGCATGGCATCCCGCTGTACCATTTCACTTACAAAGGCGACCATACCAATACGATTTACGAAGGGGTGATGGCGCAAGACTTACTCCATACACACCCTGATGCAGTAGTGACCACGCCGAGCGGATTCTATGCTGTTGATTACGGTAAAATCGGCGTTGCTATGCGCGTAGTTTCAAGCCCAACAATTCACTAAAAGAGGAAAAAATGGGTATAATACAAACTCCCGCAGATAGCGGCGGGTTACTTGGTAGCTTTGCCAATATGTCACCGTGGCAACAGGGTTTGCTTGCGCTTAGTAATGGCTTGATTAAAGCAGGGCAGCCCTCTCCTTATAAAATGAATCTGGGGCAGGCTTTCACGGGTGCGCTTCCTGCTATGACTGATACGGTCAGGAATGCTTCATCTAGGCAACAAATTAATGACATGCTGCAAAAAGGCGACATTAAAGGATTCACAGCAGCGGCAATACAAAGCCCAGACCCTGAAATGCAGAAACTTGGAATGCAAACCAAATTGCAGGCATTCATCCCTCAGTGGGGCGAGACTAAGGATGCAATGGGCAATCCTATTGCTTATAACAAGGCAGACCCTTCACAGGTGCAACCTATCGGCGGTAATCCTATGGGGTTAAGTACTGGCGCAGGCGGTGGGCAAGCTGATACCACTCTTAAGGGTGATGACTACCTAAAGCAATTGCCCCCGCAGATTGGCACGCAGGTTAAGGCTCTTGCAGAAGGCCGTATGCAATTCCCCGGTGGTTTTGCCCTTAAATCCCCTTATTGGCAGCAGATGATTTCTCATGTCAGCAATTATGACCCTAACTTCGATGCAGTGAATTATAACGCACGTGCAAAAACCCGTGCGGATTATACCAGTGGCAAGACCTCTCAGAACATCAAAAGTATTGAAACCGCATTAAACACATTGGCGCAGGCCAAGGACGCTAGCGATTCAATTGGCGGGGTAGATAATGCCAGCGTGTTAAATACCCCTTTAAATTTGGCTTATAGTAAGTTTTTAGGGGCAGAAGGCAGTCCTGAGTTAAATACCTATAACACCTTAGCAAAGACAGCAGCAGATGAAACTACCCGCGCTGTAGTAGGCGCTGGCGGTACGGGTGCAGACCGTCAAACACGCGAAGAACAGTTTGGTGTAGGTCAGGCTCCTAAAGCTAGAAATGCTTCCCTAACCACAGCGGCACAGGAATTAGCTGCTCGCCTTGACCCTGTAGCCAATATGTATAATCAAGGCATGGGAACGACTAAGGGAGGGATTGATTTGCTTTCCCCACAAGCTCAGGCGGCTTATTATAAACTCACAGGACAGCCCCCTGCCAATGCAACGGCAGCAGGACAGAAGCCCTTACAGCAAACACCAGTTAAGGCTGTAATGCCCCCTGCTGGTGCAATCGCTCACCTAAAAGCAAACCCAGCATTAGCCAAAGATTTTGAGGCTAAATACGGCGTTTCCGCTAAGACATATTTAGGGCAATAGCATGAATCCTTTTGACCAGTTCGACGCGCAGCAGGGCGCGAGTGGCGGAGGTGCGTCTAATCCTTTTGACCAGTTTGATGCGCCTAAAGCCACCGCAAAGGGCTATCTTGAATCAATCCGTGACGCTGGTGGCTCATCTATCGCTAAGCGTGGTATTGGCTTATTCCAGACGGCGGAAGATATTGGTTTGCCTGTTCACAAACTGTTCGGCGTGGATAAGGCGGCATTCGATAAAGCCACAAGTGACGCAACTCGTAATGAGAATCAAGCAGCGCAGGGAACGGGAATTACAGGCGCTATTTCGGGTGCAGTTTTAGACCCGATTAACTTCATGCTACCAAGCATGGGCGCTGCTAAAGGTGCTGGAATGCTTGCCAAGATAGGCGCAGGCGCAAAAGCTGGCGCCCTCTACGGCGCTGCGGCTGGTGGTACGGGCGCAATTACAGAAGACCAAAGCCGCATAGGTGAAGCAGCAAAAGGCGGTGTATTTGGTGCTGGCGTTGGCGCTGCTATTCCTATTGCTGGCGCTGCAATTTCGAAAGCTTCTAACGCAGTGGGCGGGGTATATAACCGCCTTGCTTCCCTGCTTGGCAATGAGAACGCGCAGGGCAACATTGCGGATAATATTATAGCTAAGAAGCTTGTTTCCGAAGGATTCACCCAGCAGGAAGTTGAATCTGCTCTACAGGATGCAAGACAAAGCGGCCTTATGCCTACGCTTGGTGAGGCTACGGGTTCCAGCGGTGTGCAGCAGGTTGAGAAATCTATCATCCGTGGACAGGGCGAAGGCGCTAATACCATGCGTGACACCCTCTTTGACCGGAATAAGAATATTGTTCCATCTACCTTGCAGGATTTTGCAGGCGGATTAAAACAAAAGGCGGGTAATGTATCAGATGCTTATAAGGCGGCGGCTGACGAAGCGGCTCAACGTTCAGAGATTCCTTTTACAGCGCAGGAGGCGGCAAGGCTTCCAATAGCAAATGACGCAATTCAAGCAGGCGACAATGGCCTGACTAATTTCTATCAGGCAAAGCTTGATGAATTAAATGGCAAATTCGGTGCTGGTGATTCAAGTAAAAAACCGATTCTAAGCTGGATTAAGGAAAGCGGTGGAATATCTACAGAATCCAAAGCCGCGCAAGAGCTAAATTCAATGGGAATCAATAGCTCCACCTATCCCGCACTATTCAGAAAACAGGGCGGTATTGGTGATTTAGACAATATTCCGCTTAGTGAGTTTAACAAACGCTTTGGCCTTACTGCAAAAGATGGCGGCAACGGCTATGTTGATAGGGATTGGTTACTCAATACCCTTAAAAACGAAAAGTTTAAGGCTGGCAATGCTCCGGCTACCGATACAGGGTTCATCAATGCATTGAATGATGCGGGGATTGATTATCGCACTGCGAAGGGAAGCGATGTGTTTAATGCGCTGCACCCTGATGAAGCTGAGCGCTTGGCAATACAATCGGAATCATTGACAAAGCCTAATCCTATTCAATCGGTAAATGATTCAATCAGGACGCGGCTTAGTCAGCTTGGCGGTGTCAATAACATTGAAAGCAAAGCACTAAAGCAGGCACAGGCGATACTTGATAACGCCAAGGCTCGCGGCAACTCATTCGATGCGCTTTTGGATGCTAAAAAGCAACTGGATGACCTTTTCATTGAGGGCGCGGATGCGAACGCACAAAAGAATGCTTCCCGCTATGTGGCACAATATTCCAAGCAAATTACAGACACGCTAAATGAGTTGGCTCCAACTAAGTACGGCATGGCGACTCAAGCGGCAAAAACTAACATGGCCGCAAATGATATTCTTGATGCGGTAAATAGCACTAACCAAAGCTCTCTCGCTGCGCTTTATAACAAGGTATGGGCTAAACCTGAATTGCAGGCTGATTTCCTTCGTAAGCTGCCGGATGATGCTACACGCCAGCAGGCTATTACCCTGTTTAGCAACCTAGAAAAGATTAAACGCGGTTTTGGTGGCTCCGATACGGCCTTTAACCTACCTGCAAATAACCAGCTTGCAAATGAAGCTGGTATAGGTTTCGACCCACGCGCATTCAATTCGGTTGAAGCACCACAAACTTTACTCAATAAAATCGGCAGCGCTGCTCAGGCGGGTGTTTACAAGCAAATAGCCAGGCAATCTGTCAATCCTGATGTGCAACGGCTTATACAGGCAATGCAGAAAGCCTCCGGCCAGTCCCTAATGAAGGACGTAACGCCCTATGTTACCAATGGGGCGCTTATCACTGGTGAACATGCTTTAGAGGCTCCAGCATCAAAGGTTATGCTTCCGGCTCCTGTTATGCAGCCTATGGAGAATAACCAGTATTCCCCGCAATCCTCAAACGACCCCATAGGCAACGCAGCTCAGGCCACAGGTATTAACCCGCAACTCCTACAGCTTATGGCTCAACGTGAAAGCGGCGGCAATCCTAACGCTCGAGCAAAGACTTCCAGCGCAAAGGGATTGTTTCAGTTCACCACGTCGACATGGAATGAAATGGTGCAGAAATACGGCCAGCAATTTGGTATTACCAAGGCCGGAATATTTGACCCTTCCCAGAATGCTATGGCAGCGGCTTTATATGCAAAGGATAACGCTCAATATCTAGCGGAGAAAATAGGCCGCGCTCCTACGGATGCAGAAATATACATGGCGCATTTCCTCGGTGCAAAAGGTGCTGCAAAGCTTCTCAATAGTACAGGGCAGGAAAACGCTGTTGCACTGTTTCCACAGGCTGCACAGGCTAACCGTTCAATATTCTATGACGGAATGAAGCCCCGCACCACAGCTCAAGTCTACCAAATAATAGCAAACAAATTAGAGGCATAAAATGGCTGTACCTTCAGTAATCACTGATTTAAGCACAACCGCTGCTAGTAATTCTCCGGCGGGGTCTGACCCTATCGGCACAACGCTGGATGACTTTCTGCGTGCTGATGGCGCTTTTATTCGCCAGTTGTTCGATATTGCATCAATTTACAGCGCAACGGTAGCTGGTACGGCTAACGCTATTACCCTAACCCCTGCTATAGCTCTCACGGCTTATAAGACAGGCCAGAGAGTGGCATTCAAGGCAACGGGCAGTAGTTCAGGTACGGTCACAGTAAATGTGTCTGGTTTAGGCGTTAAAAAGGTTTATTCGACAGACGGGACTACTCAGCTAACTACTGGCGACCTGACAAATGGTAAATACTACACTTTCATATACGATTCCGCGCTTGATACAGCAGCTGGTGCATTCATGCTTGATGGTTCGGGAAACTTCCTGACCTCAGTTGCAGCCTCGGCAACTTATGCCCCATTGGCAAGCCCTACATTTACGGGAACACCAACACTCCCCACGGGGACTATTGCAGTAACTCAAGCAAGGGGTGACAATAGTACAAATGTTGCCTCTACTGCTTATCTTCTGCAAAACACCGCTGCACTGGCAGGTTCTACCCGTAACGGCCTTATGAGTGTTACGACAGCTTCAGCAACAGGTACATTCACCGCTGATTCTGTTGTTGTAGCCACGGCTTTAAATGGCTCTTATCAGCTTCTCTCAAGCTATTCTAAGGCTATCAACCTTGCCACTACGGGTGCAGGTGGTATGGATACGGGCGCGGCTCCTGTTAGTGGGTTTGTGTCTCTTTATGCTATAGCGAAACCAGACGGAACCGCCTCAGTAATGGCCTGTAACTCAATTACTTCTACCAATGTGATCTATGCCGGAGTTAACCTTCCCACTGGCTACACTTATAGCGGTTTGATTGGTATCTATCCCACGAACGGTTCAAGCCAATTTGTAGCTGGGTATATTTTTGACAGGGAATTTTTTTATCAGACTGGCCCCTCTCCTCTTAGCGCGGCTAATGGTCAAAATGCGCTTACATCATTGAGTATATCATCTGCCGTGCCTGCTTCTGCCAAGGCATGCAGTGGAAATTTAAACGGCTCGACTGCAACACCTGGAGCCTCGACATACCCTGCTGTGGCTGCGGATGGTACTGGCACTGGTTTACAGGTAGGATTGGGTTTTCTTGGTTCAATTACCAATTGTCGTCCCTCGGTTAATTTCCGCAATCTTCCTATCATTACTTCTCAAACTATTTATTGGCGTACTGCTGACACTACGGCGGCATCTGCCACGCTCGCAATAACAGGTTATACAATCTAGGGGGCTAAATGGCAGTAACCAGCTTAGAGATGCACGACATCA